ATCCGGTCATCAGCGAGGTCATCGGCCTGGTGGACCGTGTCTACAACCCCGTGGGCCTCGGAGTGGATCGCGGCGGCAACGGCATGAGCGTGGTCCAGGAACTGACGACACTCGACAAGTTTCATGACTGCCATTTCACCGGCCGGCTGGTGGGCTACGACTTCGGGAGCAGCATCGCCGTGGGCGAGGACGAAGCAGGAAAAACTCTGAAGAAGCGGGCCAAGGAGCACATGACCGCGCTCATCAACGAGGCATTGAATGACCGATTGCTGGTCTTGCCCAAGCAGGACCACGATGTGGAGGACCAGTTGTGCACCCAGACCTACCACCTGACCGATCGCGGCGTGGTCTATTCCAAGGGGAACGATCACATCGTGGACGCCATGCGCTGCGCGTTGTTGCGGCGTGCTCAGGAGAAATCCGATTTCTACGACCCGGTCGAGATCACACCGGACCTGCACATCCTGCACCTGGCTCGGAAACTGCCGTAGGAGGACGCAATGAGAAAGAAAAAGAGAAACAGGAATGTTCAACGGGCCACGGGCGAGAACCGTAGCGATTCGCTCGCGACGGTCGCGGCCCTATCCCGCAACTACTTTGGGGACGTGAGCGTCAAGGGAGCCATCCCCGGGACATGGGATGAGCGCGCCAGAAAGGCCGTGGAGTACTTTCAGGAAGAACCCCTGGTTTCAAACGCGATCAATGCATGGCGCACGTTCGCTCTGGGAGATGAGATCAGCGTATCGTGCGACAACGAGGAGGTCCGGGAAGAAGCACAGGAAGCATTCTGGCTGCTGGACCTCAACCGATTCTTGAAGGACATGGTGCTCCAGCTCCTGATCAAGGGCGACGCCATCGGGTACTTCGTGCGCAACAAGAAGGGCGATGACGTGGAGCGCGTGATCTGCGTGAATCCCGTGAGCGTCAAGCTCAAGTATGACAACGACGACCTGGTCGAGGCAATCCAGCGTCCCCAGAACATGGACGGCTCCTACGGCGAGGAGATCCCGCTGGCGCTCGACCAGATGATCCACCTGAAATGGAACGCCCCGGAATTCGAGCCCCGGGGCAACTCCATGGTGCTGCCTGCGTTCGAAGCCATCGAACTGCTGCGTGACTACCGCAAGGCAGAGCGTGCCATTGCAAGACGGTGGACAACGCCGTTGCGGATGATTCAGGTGGGCGGTGCGTACGGCAGCCGAATTATCCAGCCCGACCAGAAGACCCTTGAAAAAGTCAGGGACGAGTTGGAGCACGCGGACCTGGAGTCGGGAATGGTGGTCCCCTTCTACGTCAAGGCCGAGACGTATGGTGCTGACGGCAAGGCTTTGGACACCGATGTGCGCATGAAGGAGGTCAAGGAGGACATCCTGGTGGCACTAGGCATGGCCCGCTCGATCGTGACCGGTGACGGACCGAACTTCGCCACGGCCTCGGTGTCCATGCAGAAGATGATCGTGCAGCTCAAGGAGATCAAGCAGGCCGCACGCAACATCCTCGACTGGGTGTTTGAAGAGTGGCTGGAGCGAAAAGGGTACGAGGACGAGGAACTGCACTACGAGTTTTCGGATCTGGACCTGTCCGCCGAGGTGGACCAGAAGAAGCTTCTCGTCGAGCTGTACGACAGGGGTCTCATCTCGAAGTCCACGCTCCAGCAGAAGATGGGGCTCTCACCCGACGTCGAGCAGAAACAGCAGGAGGGCGAGGGGATCGTGGTGGACACCAACTGGTCAGTGCAGGACCTCACGAAACTCGTGGCCCTGGAAGTCCTGAGTCCCGACGAGGCACGGCAGCGGCTCGGTCTGGTGAAGTCTGCGGAGAAGGCACACGAGGAAGCAGCCATGAATGACGTCATCCGAATCTACGGGCGACATCGGAGGGATGATGAGGATACGTAGGATGACGCGACGGATCGGCGGATGGATCGCGGAGGCGACTCGGAAGGCCCGGGTTACGAGCATCCGGGGTCGGAGGCCGGTTTCGTGGCGCGACCAGGTGCTGGCAGCGGCCCTGGAGTTCTACGAGCGCGACATCGTGGACGGCACGCCCATGGGCAACCAGGTGATCGGTGTCGAGATTATCGGTGGGGCCACCGGGCATCCCGATCCCGACTACCACAACCTGAAAACCGCCTGGTGCGGGTTCTTCGCGCAGTGCTGCTGCAGGAAGGCCGGATTCAACCGTGCTTTGACATTGGCATCGGCGGGCAAGGTGCTACATCCGTACGGGCGGTACCGCGCTGACACCCTGAAAGGAGCACCGGACTGGGCATTGGATACCAGAACCGGGGAGATCGAGCGGATCGAGGACCTGCATCATCGGCTCGGGAAGGTGCGGACCGTCACCGATCTGCCCGGGCCCGTGACGCCCGGGGACATTGTCCTGCACACCAAGAAGAACTCTTGGAACGGTCACGTGATGCTGGCCGAGTCCGCGGACACGGATGCGGGCACGGTGACCGTGATCGAGGGGAATAGCAGTCACACGATTGGACCGGATGGTCGCAAGCGGGATGGTGTGGGCAGGCGGACGTTTCGAATGGACGATCCGTATCTGGCGTGCGCGATCAGTCCGTCCGATCTCGACTTCGATCCGGCATATCGGTATTTCGCCACCCGGGAACAGGCCGAGGATGCCTGGCCGGAAATACGGGAAGGGATAGCGAATGGCTGACACGGACCAGGCTCGGCGCATCCGCGAGGCCGTCGAAAAGGCCATCAAGCGTCGGGACCGGTACGCGGACGATCGTGTCAAGGAACTACTGGTGGCCCTGGACCAGGCGGCTGACGACGTGGCAAAGCAGGTCCGGAGGTTCGGGGAGAAGGCATCACTGAAGCCCTGGCAGGAAATGCGACTGGCCATCCTCAAAGACCTGGATAAGAAGATCGCCGGTGTTGCCAGGGATCTGCAATCGAACTGGAAGGTCGGGATCCGGGCCAGCGTCACCGGTGCCATGAAGCTCGGTATCGAGGATGGGATCAGCCAGTTGGAGGCCATGGAGGCACCCGACTTCCAGGATCTGACCGACGTGAAACGGAATGCTTTGGTCAGGCGGACGTTCGCGACCATCGACCGGGCTGCCATCGACTTTCTGGCCAACTACCAGGTCCAGCTACTCGGTGACGTGTCCGCCGAACTGGCCTCGGGCATCAAGCGGGCCGTGACGAGCGGCGTCCTGACCGGGAAGTCGATTCCCGAGGTGGCCAGGGACATCGGGCGGATCGTGAAGGACCCGGAGGCGTTCCGTCGCGCGGGCAAGACGGTGTTTAAGACGGCGCAACGGCGGGCCATTCTCATCGCCCGTACCGAGACCCTCCGGGCCCACAACGAGGGCCGCAAGGTCTTCTATCGCCAGGCAGGCGTCAAGAAGGTCAAGTGGCTCACGGCCCAGGACGAACGGACGTGTCCGATCTGCCGGGCACTAGACGGGAAGGTATTCGGGATTGATGAAGTTCCAGAGGAACACCCTGGAGGGAGGTGTTCATTCGTAGCTGTAGTTCATTGACCTTCTCAGGAGGTCAGTGGTTCGATTCCCCTTGGTTCCACCACTCGTAACACCGAAAGGTTCTCGCTGAAGGGTCATCCCGTCACCGGGTTCCTGCGCCCAATTCGCCCGTCTCGACGACCTACCAGCACTCTTCAAGCTACGCGGAACCAACGGCATCCGCCGCCAGATCGGACAGAAGGCCCGCCCTTTCCTCAAGGAAGGCTAGGAACTCGTCATCTTCGAGGACGCGTTTCGCCGCACCCTCAATCACGTGGGAGCGCAAAGTCAGAGGCCAATTGGGATTATCCTCACCGTAGGACGCCAGGTATGTCGACGGTGGCTTCTTGCCGATTCGCATGTTCAAATCGGCGGGAATGAGAGCAATATTCGCCACGGAATTCACTTCCTCCGCCCCAGGCTTGCCGCGCATGTGTGCTTTCGGGAAAACGTGATGGTATTGGCGGCTGTTGGCCCTCTGCAGGAAACCTTCCTGCAAGATTACCTCTGAAGCATCACGGAAATCGCGAGGACCGCTTGATGCGAGGAGACACAGAATGCTCCTACAATAGGCATTGCCCAGGCTCAGGGTGGTCTTCCGGAAATCGTTGGGGGTTATCGAGACGGGCTCATCGAACGCTCCCGCATTGCCTTCCGCCCACTCGTCCAGAACTTGAAGATCCTCCGTCAATTTGGACTGTGTCCCCGATGACAGACGCCCAGCGAATCCGTTCAAGTAGAAGTACCGCACAAGCCACTTCGACTGCTTCCCGTCCGGGTTGCGGTTGCCGTTCTTGTGGAAGAAGTAGGCGAACGATACGAGGAGAGATGGATAAGGAAGAAGCCGGGCTGTACCGATCCGCAGCCTCTTGCGTACGAAGTCGACGGCGCCGTGAAGGCTTTCAACCAGAATTTGCCAGTTCTCTCTCATCTCCTGACGACCAATTTCCAGGATGGCCTTCCTCGTGCACTGGTGCTTGATGAGTGCCCCTGCAAGCTGTGCAATGACCGGTTCCGGAATCTGCCCGAATCCGACCGGGGCCAGTTCCTCCATCAGTTCTTCGGTTGCCTGCCGCAGGTCGAATCCCCCATCTTCGTCGGGCGGGGACCACGTCCGGGCCACCAGCAGGTCGAATACGGAAAGCTCCACGCCGGTGTTGTTGATCCGCTCGAAAAGGTCGCAGACCACGTCGAGGTCGCCGCCCTCCACAGACGTGACGGAGAACGGGTAGTTGAGGAAAGTCGTGCGGAGGTCGTTGAACCGTTTTTGACGAGCGGGAGTCAGCGATGCGAAGAGCGCCCCGTAGTCGTCACCAAGAAGGTCCGAAACCAGCACACGCGACTCTCCGTTGGGTTCCGTGGCATGGAAGATCTCTTCGGATTCGAAGTCGGTATCAAGGTCAGCACAGATGCGATAGGACTGATTTGCCACCGTCGCCGACCGAAGGGCCGCATACAAAGACGTAACCCGCTGCTGACCGTCGAGAACGTACTGCACGGGATAACCGGAGGGCGGGTCCTGCAGGTCCAGGTCGCCGATGTTCCGCAGGGCATTGACGAACTGCGAAGACTGCCAGAACAGCAGCGTCCCGATAGGATATCGACGAGCAATAGAATCGAGGAGGAAGAGGGTCTTGTCCATCGGCCAGACGAAATCACGTTGGAACGCCGGGATCTTGATGAGCCCCTGCTCGATCTTCGAGATGAGGGCGGGATACTGTAAGGTCTTCGGTGAAATATCAATCTCGTTCATGCCTGCCTCCTCTAGGGAACTTCTTCTCGGCCCCGCGCTGGCCTGTTCGGCAGCCCCGTGTGTTCGTCTACCCAGACTGACCTATGCAGCGTGTAACCTGGACAACGGTATCACGAACAATGAAGACGGACCAAGAGCTTTCGGCCGCAACAATCTGAATTCCTTGGACAAGTACGTCAAGCAACCTACTACGAACGTTCTGAGACAGGCAACTCCGTTTCGGCAGGGGTACTTCACGTTGCGAGCGCTTCGGTTCTCACTGTAGTCCTCGTAGCTGGTTCTCCCCGTTCATCGGTAGTCCCCTCCCAAACTTCGCCACCGAGAGGCCGTCCGGGTCGTTGCCGACGATGACCTCATCGACGATGCCGGGGGGGAGTGGGGGGAGAGGTTCAGTTCCTCGGCCAAAACAGTAGAGACTTGGGCTGGGCAAACATACGAATCGAGGACATCGTTGTATGGGCGTCCAGTGGTTCCTGCTAGTTCTATCGTTGATAGGTGAATGCTGCCCTGACATCTATCGTATCAATTGTCATAGCAACTGGTTTTACAGCCAGATCCGACCTCTGCATC